TGATTTACTGATGAAAATGCCAGTTCCGTATGAACCGAAACGCCAGAATAGATTCATACTTAGGTTTCCTAGTCCACTAGGAATTAATGAATGGTTCGTGGAAAGTGCTTCAAGACCATCAATAAAAATTGGTTCAACTGAAATACAATTCTTAAATACATCTACGTTCGTTGCTGGACGATTTAATTGGGATCCTATTACAGTTAAATTTAGAGATCCAATTGGACCTTCTGCAGCTCAAGCGTTAATGGAGTGGGTACGTTTATGTGCTGAATCTGTAACAGGTCGTATGGGTTACGCTGCTGGTTATAAAAAGAATGTTGATTTAGAAATGTTAGATCCAACAGGAGTTGTTGTGGAAAAATGGATTTTAGAAGGTACGTTTATGACGGATGTTAACTTTGGTCAATTATCTTATTCACAAGACGCTTTAGCGGACATTACGGCATCTCTTCGTATGGATAGATGTATCTTGGTTTACTAAGAAATAAAATATCATACTATATTAAACCTATATGGAGAAATCTGTATAGGTTTTTTATTTACTAAAAAGTAAACCATTTTATATTTAAATTAAAAAAACAATTATGGAAAACGATTCAAAACAATATGGTCAAATGGACTTTAATTTACCTCACGATGTTGTGTCATTACCATCAGGAGGTAAATACTATATCTCCAAAAAGAAAAGTGTGAAAGTGGGTTATCTTACAGCTGCCGATGAAAACACACTTTTAAATATGAACCCAAATAAAACAATCAAAGAATCAATTGTTTTACCTTTACTAAGAAATAAATTATATGAATCGGATATTAGACCTGAAGATTTATTAGATGGTGATATTGAGGCTTTATTGATATTTTTAAGAAACACGTCATTTGGACCTGAATATGTGGTAAGTGTTACTGACCCTCAAACTAATAAAGAATTTAATGCTAATATTTTACTTGATGAGTTAAATATTAATAAAGTTAGTGTTGAACCGGATAATGAAGGGTATTTAAGCACAACATTACCAAGAACGGGATCTAAAGTAAGATTACGATTCTTAACTATGAGGGATGCTATTGATATTGAAAGAATTGTTACCGAATACCCGTCAGGAAGAGTTGCTCCATTAGCCACTTTAAGATTATCTAAAATGATTGTTGATATTGATGGTAATTCAGATAGGGGGGATATTAGTAAGTTTGTTGAAAATATGCCAATTATGGACTCCAAACATATTAAAAATTTCATGTTGTCAAATGAACCAAGATTAGACCTAATAAAAGAAGTTATCGCCCCGTCAGGAGAAAGAGTAATGGTGAACATTGCTTTTGGGGTGGAATTTTTTCGGCCTTTCTTCTAGTTATTCCAAATTTATATTAGATGAATTTTATTTGTTGGCAAAGATGTTAAGAACATCATACTCCGATTATTTAAAAATGCCAACTTATGTCAGAAGATATCTTATAGATAAGATTATCGAAGAACATAAAAAAGATAAATAAATGGTATTTATTATAAAAAACAGTTTATATGTTTAATACCAACCCAAATCCAAAAACGCCATTAGGTAATGTTAATTCAGAAGCAAGTACCACAACTAAATTAACTGATGAGTTAATACAACTTGATAATGTTGTTAAGGATATGCAATTATTAATTACCGACCCTTTACAAGGTATAAGTAATATAGTTGGCACTCTTAATCAACAACTTGGTCCTGCCGGTATATTAAATGCATTAGGTAATTTAGATCGTGAGGCAACAAAAATAGTAAAAACTTTTGGTATAAGTAAAGAAAGAGCCGGAGAACTAACCCAAACCGTTGCCGATGCAATCCCCAAATTTGTGGATATGGGACTTGATGTTGGTGACGTTGCTGAAACTATGAAAACATTAGGTGAAAGTATGAATACTAACATGATGTTAAGTAGTGATGTTTTGGCTGATTTTGCGGCAACCGCAGAAGTAACTGGGGTAAAACAAGGTGAACTTGCTACTAAATTTAGAGATGTTGGTTTCAGTATTGCGAGTGTTGGTGATCAAATGATGGACGTTGTAAAAATTGCTCAACAAGCTGGTACTACAGTTGCTGCGGTATCTGAAGGTGTTGTTGGTAATTTGGATAAAATGAATCTTTATAATTTTGAGGGGGGTGTTAAAGGTTTAGCGAAAATGGCGGCTCAAGCATCAAGATTAGGTGTTAATATGCAGAGTATATTTACGGTTGTTGATAAAGTGTTTAATCCTGAAGGTGCTATTGAATTTGCGGCATCATTACAAAGATTAGGGGTAACATCAAGTCAATTATTAGATCCGTTAAGATTAATGGATTTGGCACAAAATGACCCAACAGAACTTCAAAATCAAATTGTGAATATGACAAAAGAATTCACAAGATTCAACAAAGAGAACAATCAAATAGAAATTCTACCTGGTGCTAAAAGGCGTATTGAAGAAATTGGTAAAGCGATGAATTTACCTGCTGGGGAATTACAAAAAATGGCAATAAATGCGGGAATGTTTGAAATGAAATTAAAACAAATAAAATTCCCAACGGATATTGCAAATAAAGAAGACAGAGAACTTATTGCCACTATGGCACAAATTGATAAATCAGGAAGGGCGGTTGTTAGAATAGAACAAAAAGATGAGCAAGGTAGAGGTACTGGTGAATATATAGAAAAAATGGTTAGTGAATTGAGTACTGATGATGTTAAAAACTTAGCGGAACAACAAAAAAGTGATGCTAGGTCAATGGAAGATATATCAAAAGATCAATTAACAGAATTAAAAAGAATTTCGTCCTCTATGAATGCGTTTGTTGGGGCCGCTAAATATGGTATAGCAAGTTCTAATACCGCTCAAGAAGGATATAGAGGGGGATTAAGAATGTTCCAAAATTTATTAGATGAAAAATTACCGGCTGAAGGAAAAAAAACAGAAAATTACAGAACAGGTACGGACGAAATGATTAAAAATTTAGAAGATCTTATGGGTAATGTTAACCTTACTGGTTTAATGAGTTCTTTTACAGAAAAGGCAGGTGAATATTTTGATTATTTAAAGAATCAAGTTAGTTCGGTATTGGGTATGGGTGGAGTTGATACGGAAGGACCAAGTCAAACTCTAACACAAACATTAAATAATCCTAATCTAAATATATCTTATGATCCGATGACAATAACAACGGACAATAAGTTTACGGTAGATTTCAACGTAACTGCGGATGAAAAAATAAGTCCACAAGCACAACAAGATATTAATAAGGCGGTATCCGATTATTTTAATGGGCCTGACTCAAGAAAAAATATGGAAAACTTACTTATGAGGATTGATCAAATCAGAATATCAAGTGGTCAAAAACCAATTTTCAAAAAATGATAAATAAAAAAAGGTCTAAAGGTATTTATAGATAAAGTAAAAAAATGCCAGAAAGTGTTTTATCATTTGCATCATCGTCATCTTTTAGAGATACATTAATTGCTAGGAATTTAGCTCCCTATCAGGTACAAGGAGTATACACTCCCCCACCCGGAAATGTAACATATGAAGTTAGTCCGTTGAATGACAGTAATGTAATTGATTCTCCTGACAATTTAATTTCAACAAACCAATTATCAAACAATTTATATCCTCTAAATCAATGGGGTCCTGACGGAGGATTCCAAGGAAAATATAGTATCGGGAATTTAGTCCCTGTACCGGCAAATGAAGGTCCTTATGACCCAACGGATACAGTTTTAGACCTCATCAATGAATTTTATATTGATGCTGCTTACGTTACAAATATATATGGACCCGAAGGTGGGTATAAAGATTTGGTTATTATTACTGATGTACAATTATCAACTCATTATTATTTACCATATTTTGATGGGGTACCCACTAATTTTATTCCATCAACTTACACACCATACGCTATATTATTCTCAGATAATCCAAGTGGGGATAATGGTACCTTGTCTCAGGATTCATATATTGCTAAAACAGGAGCACTTTATTTAAGGGAATATTTTGAAGAAAGAATTGCTCAAGAGTTTTATCAAATTACTTTAGGTAGTGCTAATTTAAGTAGTTTACAAGATCCTTTTAGTGCATCAATGCTAGCCACGGGACAACAACCATTCTTTACGAAGAATTGGAAGATTACCGTACCTGAAAATCCATTATTAGCGGCTGTTAGTTTTGCTAATAGATTAACGGGAACATATTTCCCTGTTTCATTTATCCCTGGTGATTATTTTGATGATCCGGATCCTGTGTATTCACCACAAACTGAAAATGCATTAAACACCGTTAATAATTTAACGGGAGGTGCTTTAGGTGGTGTGTTGAATAAATTCAGAAATCCTTCAGAGATATTTTTAGCAAATACCGGTAACGGACAACAATCTGTTTTATTTAAGAGTTTAGAATACAACTTATACAGACCAAATTACGATAAACCACCGCTACAACAATTTACAAGTGCGATATCCAATTTATTTGGTGTTGGACCTAACGGTGGGGGTGGGTATTATGTTGGTAGTGAAGAAGCGGAACCATCACTTATAACACAACCTGCTAATCAAGTTGCGGTTAATTATCTTGGGGTACAACAAGGAACATTGGTGTATGGTCCTTCAGAATTAGGAAAACTATTTGAAGGAAACGAAGGTAAGATTAATTTTGGTTTACAAGCGGAGTCATATTCTAATCAAGGGGGTATAACAGGTAAATTTGTTTGGACATCCCCTAAGTATAAAGAAAATGCCGGATGGAAAGTTGGACCGGGTGGTGATCCTAAAATTATTGATGGTGAATTTAATGAAATACAAAATTCGTACAATCAAAATTTATCTACTGATATTGAATTTAGAGGAGGGTCAATATTAGATCAAACCCAAAGAATTATTAATGCTGCTGATAACGTAGGTGGTGCGGCTAGATTAAAACACGCGGGTAATGCGATGAACCAAGTTTCTAAAGTATTCAATGATGGATATAAAGAAATGACAAAGGGATCTCAAGTAATTGCTTATTATGATAGTTCAACGGGTGAGGATGTTATTGGGATTGATGGTATAGAAGTTGGTAGAGAATATTGTCGTGTGTTCCAAAAAGACACACCTTATTTAACATATGCTGACTTACAAAAAACTGATGGTATTACAAAATCAGGTCGTAAATTTAATAATTCGGTCCTTGATAATACATATAATTTAAACATCGCTCCGATACGAAACCCTGGATCAACAAATATTGTTGATAGTAAAGTTAAGAAATATATGTTCTCCTTAGAGAATTTAGCGTGGAGAACTTCGGATCAACCTGGTTATACTTATGATGATTTACCGACTTGTGAGAAAGGACCAAATGGTGGTAGAATAATGTGGTTCCCACCTTATGATATTTCATTTAATGAAGATGTTAGAGCATCTTGGAACCCAACTAAATTTTTGGGTAGACCTGAACCAATATATACTTATGCTAACACAACAAGAAGTGGTAGTATAAGTTGGAAGATAGTTGTTGATACACCTTCAGCTATGAATACTATTATTGAGAAACAATTGGCGAATAGACCGGCTAAAGAAGTTGATTCAATTATTGATTCATTCTTTGCGGGATGTGTTAAATACGACATATATGATTTAGCGGCTAAGTTTAATACTATTCCGACGAGTGAGTTATATACTTACCAACAATTATTAAATGAACCAAGATTAACTGAGGAAGAGTTGGGTTCAATATATTCTAATATTAGTAAAGATAAGTCAACTAATATTGGTACTAATGGTAATGGTAATACTGAAGGTGGTGATGGGTCGGAACCCGGTCCTGAAAATGAAGATAATGATACAATTAATACGGATGAAACAGAAAGTGTTGATATAACAAGTATTGAAAAGTTTATAGATTATTCATTCTATTTTGATAATGATTATCCTGAAGGGCAATATAGTGAAGCGGTTACCGCGAGTCAACCATATGATTATTGGTATAATCAGTATCTTTCAGTAAAAGGAACTAAATATATAACTAACCCACCTGAATATGTATATGTTGGTACTAAAAAGTACGAAAATAAAAGTGTTATACAAAAATTCTATAATGATATAATTATTGGGAATTATCAGACAATTCAAACGGATTTTTTAAATAAATTAAAAGAAATTATTGTAGATAAAAATGGTTCGGTTAAAATAGAATTACAAGGGTCGGCTTCTGCTCCTGCTAAAATTAATTATAATAGAAACCTTTCTAAAAGAAGAATAAATTCGGTAACACAATGGTTTAGGAATCAAACAATTGGTGATAAAACTATTGCCACTTTAGAAAGTGAAGGTAAAATAACTTTTATTGAAAATTTTAATGGGGAAGAAATAACAATACCACAAAAAGATGGAAGTATATTTGAAGAGGTTGATTGTACAAAAAATATTACGATGACACCAACAGAAAATCCAACATCAGGTGATATTAATAATTCAAGTATTGCTCAGTGGTACTCAATACCTGCAATGGCTTGTAGGAGAGTTCGTATTGCAAGAATAGAACCAAGTGTACCTAAACCTCCATCACCACCTCCGGGACCACCACCACCTCCATCACCACCTCCAGGACCACCACCACCTCCACCTCCGGGTCCACCATCTCCACCAACACCTCCAACACCTCCTGGTCCAAAACCTGTTAGAAGACCCGATCCTATTAAAAAAGTTAAAGAAGGAATTTCTAAAAAAATATTAAGATATTTGTTTAGTGAGTGTGATTATTTTGAGGTTATAAAAGAAACTAATCCTATGGTATATGATACCATTAAGGAAAAAATAAAATATTTTAGTCCGGCATTTCACTCAACAACACCTGAAGGTTTAAATGCGAGATTAACATTTTTAAATCAATGTATGAGACCGGGTCAAACAATTCCGGTTATCGGACCTGATGGTAGACCAAAACATAATGATGCGTTAAACACATCATTTGGTGCTCCACCTGTATTAGTTTTAAGAATTGGTGACTTTTACCATACTAAAATTATACCTAACAGTATTAGTATCACTTATGATCCGTTAGTGTTTGATATCAACCCTGAGGGAATCGGAGTACAACCTATGATTGCTAAAGTTAGTTTAGGTTTTGATTTTATTGGTGGTAGTGGATTAGCGGGACCGGTAGAACAACTTCAAAACGCATTATCATTTAATTATTATGCTAACACAGAAATCTACGATGAAAGAGCAATTGCAACTGAAGATACTTCAGAAAGAGATGAGAAAATAGTTGGCAAATTAATCTCAAATGGGTCCGCACCATTAACTGTTGCACAAATACCAAATGAGGTTTCTAATAGAGGTGGTCAAACGGTTGGTACAATTATAAGTACTAATGCAAACGATGATGGAACTATTGAGACAGGTGAGATTGATTATAACAACCTCATCTCTGAATTATCTACAGGGACCAAAGAATTTTTCTCAACTATCTATAATCAATTAAAAAGTATAAAAGATGTAAGTAATTATGGTATTTTACAACTTGTTAATTATAAAAGAAAATATTTTGATGGAAATATTAGTGAATTTCAAAACAGTACCCCATTAAAAATTTATGGTAAACCTGACAGTGTTGAAAAATTAGTAAAAGATATTGTTGATCAGGCGGTAAAAGATTGTAAAAATGAATTGTCGCCAGTCCTTAAAGAAATTGTCCAACCACAATCTTTATTTTCTAATGCGCAACAAAGACAAATTAAAAATAAAATGGAAGAAATCTTAGGGACAAGAAATGCTGAAATTAATAATGTTATAATTGGACCAATAAATGATTTAACAAGTTATCAAGAAAATTTTAATTATACGTTTAGAAAAACGGATGTTGTTATATCAAAATTTGATGGTATTCTTTTGGAAAGCGGTGAACCTAAAGTTTATTCTTTAACTGGTGATAGTGCAACAACGGTTACAACCGCAATATTAGATGTATATACAAACCAAGTTGGTAAAACAATAACAGAATTCTTTGATGTAATGTCCGCGAATTATATTATGAATAATGGATCGATTGAATATAGTCCTTCCCCCGTAAATCTATGGAACTTACCGGATAAATGGTTTAAGTCATTTACAACACAAGAAGAACAAAGATTTTATATTGTTATGTCAGACATAATGTTAGATGATAATAAATACAATTCTTTTATTGAGAGTTTAACATCGTTAGATAAAATAAAACCATATGAAAATTTAGTTAATGATTTAAAGGCTAGGTTTGATTTTTATAAAATTAAATGTAAATTACAAAGAGATAATGAAGACAAAATTTTTGCGGATTATGAGGCAAGTCCCGAATATCAAAAGTTCCAAAGTTTTGAAATACTTCCTTTTGAAGCAAAAGTTGGATATACTACAAATAAAAATGAACCAAACTACGCGACTGGAGTTGATAGAATTAAAAAATTATATTCTAAACAAAATTTAAATAATGATGATAAATACAATGGTAAAGTAAAATTTAATTAATTATGCAATTACAGTATTATAATAGATATAGTCCATTCTTAATAAACGGAGAACAAACCGTTGTTCCGTATATTAACTTACCCTCAAAATCATCGGATAAAAGATATATCTATAAAGTCGGAATTTCAAGATTGGATAAGGTATCACAACAACATTACAATTCACCATTTTTTGGTTGGTTAATCTTACAAGCAAACCCCCAATATACGGGTTTTGAGTTTAACATACCTGATGGGGCTGTATTGACTATTCCGTATCCATTACTAACTTCATTACAGGATTATAAAAACGAATTAGACAATTACACATTCTATTATGGTAAATAACGGAGAGAATATATTAGTTGAATTTGACTACCAAAACATATCAGTTATTGATCCAAACAAAGTTATTGATGAAGAAGGTAGACCAAAAGAGCGACTTATAGATCACGAAAATCTTGTGTTCTATGCAAATTTAGAATGCTCAGTTCTACCAAGAACAAAGTTAGCGTTGGGGGTTTCATTGAACGAGTCAGTTAAAACAATATCTGTTGGAAAAATAAATTTCTTAAACCCCGGTTTTAAAAAGTTTTTAGATAATGGATGGTCAGATGAATTAACGGGTAAGAATACATTAAAAGGTGAGGGGGTAAATCAACCAAGAAAGTCGGTTAGTGTTAATCCTGATAAACCTGATGATTTTTATTTTAGTCAAAGTTTAGTTTCTAATGGTGTACCTGGTGCTGTAGATAATGGGTTATTAGGTATAACACAAATAAACTATACTTGTGGGTTAGATTTCGTACCTACGATTGATATTACCCTTGAGGATGTTAAAGGTAGATCTTTATTTGAGGGGGGTAATAATTCTCCTTACGCGGCTTTCTTCCAATTCCCATATCCATTATTTTATTTAACAATAAAAGGATATTTGGGTAAAGCGGTTAGATTACCATTAATGTTAGAAAAATTCGGATCATCTTTTGATCCAAGTACAGGAAATTTTAGAGTGAGATTAGAAATGAAGACATATAAGTATACAATTATGTCTCACGTTAGTTACGGAGCAATGATGGGTACTCCATTAATGTATAAATCTATTGTGTCAACAAACCAAACAAAACCTAATAGTAGTACTAATGATTCAACCTCAGTTGTAAAATCTTTTGCAAGTGAGGGATATCAAAAAATGAAAGAGTTATACTCTGAATATAAATCAAAAGGTTTAATTGATGATAACTTTCCTGAAATAACAATACAACAATTAAAATATAGGTTAGATAGATTTATTAAAAACATTATAGATAGTTTTAAAAAAACTAACTTAAATGTATTAAACGATTTGAATGACTATGAAACGCAATTAACTGAATATGAGGGTTATGTATTTTTTTATACCCCAGATTCTTGGGCAAAAACATATTTAGATCAAACTAATGTTTATATCCTTAAAGATGGTGGTGACTATGTTTATCAATGGAAAAAAGAATATAGAGATGATCCCGCAAAACAAACAGCACCATTAAATGAACTTAATGGTATAATCAAAAAGTTCAATCTTGCTTTATCTAAAAATAAAACACTTGGTTTAAATCAACCAAACTATATACCAAATAAAATTGATTTAGAAAGTTGTATTACTAAAGCAAAATTTGATGATATCAATATAAATAAAACATATTATATTAGAACAAATAAAGAATTACCTGGTAATCCATCTGAAGTTGCGGCATTTACAAAAACATTAAAAATAGAATTCCAAAAGAACAAAAACTATCAATTTGAGGGAAAAGGGTATTTTATGGATTTTACAAAGAAAATTCAACAAAAGTATCAAACTGCGAGACAATCAATTGAAGAAAGTTTAACGACACAATTAGCCGATCAAATGAGTGATACCTCAACGGGAATTGGATTTGCTCCAACGATGAGAAATATTCTTGCGGTATTTTTTGCTCAAGGTGAAGCGTTTTTACGTTTAATGGATGATGTTCATACTAAGGCTTGGAATTTAAGAGAAGACCCGTATCGTAAAGAAGCGGTATTTGGAAGTAACTCAACAGTACCTAGTGTTGATATAAAAGGGGATGGTGTAGAGAGCACACCAATTTATCCTTGGCCTCAATTAATTGTTGAAAATACAAAAAATGATGGGGGAGAAAAATATGAATTAAAATATCCCGGTGATCCTGTGTTGGCAAGTAAATTAAAAGCGTTTATTCCTGAAATATGGCCTGAAGTTGAATTTGTTGAAGAATTTATAAAAGGATATACGGAGAGAGAATTACCAATACCGGATCCTGAATATACAAATAATGGACTTACAAGACCCGATAGATTAAGTTTTAACGCGATTGAATTCCCGATTAACAACCAAGTATTCCAAAATACGGAAGAAGTTAAATTTTTCTATGAGATTTATGAGAGATTAATGTTGAATTCTTTTTATAGTTTAATGAGTAGGGATTCAGGTAAAATTTATAATATGAGTTTTTATTCTGCGGAGGCTGAGGTTACAGATATTATAAAGGCATTGGGAGATGATAATCCATTTTTAACTAAAAAATTAAAAGAGTATAATATCAACTCACAAGTTTATTTAGGGTTTTTGAGACATATATCTAATCAAGGTGAGGGTCAATCATGGCAAAACTTCATTAGAGGTGAATTTAATACGACATATATTAAAAATGAAACAATTAATCCTTTTGAACTTTTAGATGGAAAAATATTAAATAATGGTGTTTCACAACCAAATGTTGGTTTAGAAAATAGTGAATTAGTTGAAAAATATTTTGGTGTTGATAATGTTCCCGAAACATATGATATATGTGATTTATATCCATTAACAAATTTAAAATGGGATAACAATTATTTGGCAAATGGAACGATATTACAAAATACTCAATCCGTGTATAAAACTTCAGATGTATTAAAATATAATTTAAATAATAAATCAATCGTTAATTTTAATGAGGGTCAGGTTATAAAACCAATTACCAATTTTAATTATGTTGATAGTGTTTTTAATCAAACAGTTATAACAACAAATTTAAAATTGTTTTATCAAAATAGACAAATAAAAGATCAATTTATTACTGAGGGAAATATTTTTTATAAAAACTATAACGGTAATTTATTATCGGATCAGACAACATCTATGTTAAATACCCCCTATTTTATAAATGCGATTCAAAAAGGTGTTTATAATTTTAGATATAACGGGGCGGATCTTGCACCATATAAATTGGCGGCATATCTTTTTTTAAATAGTTTACCTTTGGCAACACTAAAAGAAAGATATAAATTAGTTGATGACACAAATAACACAACGAATGAGTTGAGTTACATAATGTCAACAATTAAAAAATTTGGTGCGATACATAAATTACCTTACGCTTGGGTATTAAAATATGGGTCACTTTGGCATAGATATAAAACTTGGGTAGATACGGGGAATGATATATTAACGGATGTGTGGAAAGATTATAACTATTCATATAACTATGATCCAATTAATAGTGCAACAACTAAGGTTTATAATGTTACAATTAATAACATCCCCCAAGAAATAATTTTAGAAGGTAATTTAAATACTACGGTTGGGAACAACAACTATATAAAAACCGTAATAAATAATGGATTTTACCCAAAAACAATAGATGACTTTAACGTATTCTATCAAGGTAGAACTTTATTTGACTCGACATTCCAAATTAATGGAACTTGTCAGATAGTTAATAATAATCAATTAAATATCTTATCAATAAATTCTAATGAGATAATTAATGGTATGGTTATTTCTGGTACAGGAATACAATTTGGAACCACAATTGATTCACAAGTAAATGGAACAACAGGTGGGGTTGGTTTATATAATGTTTCACCTAATCAAACACAAAATGGTGGTGTAATTAATTTTGTTATTACAAATTTAAATTCTATTGGTTATACTAGTGGAGAAATACAGGCTGCGTTAGATACAAAATTATCTATGGTTAAAACAACTGAATCGGTTATTAATAGACCAAATGGATTTGATCCAATTGTTAATAATAGATCTTTGAATTTAACTCCTTGGTCTTGTTATGTAAAAACAACTGATGATGCGTTTGTTTATCCTTTACCTTCATTTGGGGGTTTGATTAATCAAACAAAAGATGAATGTTTTAATATAAATGGTAACATAACAACAGAAGTTATTGGTAACTCAGCAATGTATAATGGTTCTGTTAGATTATTTTGGAAAGCCCCTAATTATGGTTATTACAATAATAGTAAAGTGGTTTCACCGGATCCTGATAGTTATCTTAAACAAATTTTTAATAGTGGGACAACACAAGAAAACTTCTCAATAAATGGTAACGATAGTGATTATTCTAAATTGGATGAGATGTTTACAACGTTTGATAAAGATTCGTTAGATATTTTAGAAATAGAATTTTTAAATTTTAGTAGGTCTGCTTACGATTATGATACTTTAATACTCTCAATAACGGAAGATGAAACAGAGAGTGAAAAGTCGTATAAAAATTTCCAAATGTTAATGAGAATGATGATGAAGGTCCCAACACCAACGTCAACAGTTGATAACACAATTGTAGAAGAAATACAAAATGGTCAAATTGAGTCGTTTAAAACATATTTGTCTGGGTTTATGAATTATGAGGTTGTAATGAAATACGGTAACCCATCTAATTTTAATAAGAAATTATTTTATACATTTTCCAACAAATACATTGAGGACCCATATGTATATCAAGGTTATAAACAATCGTCACCTAATACATTACCAAATGGGGTTTTAAGTCCTGTTACGTTGGCTCAATCAAAGGCTAATAACCCACAAACATGGAAGGCGTTAGAGACATATGTTGGTTTTTCAGAAATACCACAATTACAATATAAAAACACCGGATCATATATAACAGATTTCTTTATTGATTTAGACGTACAATTTAATGAAAAGAATGTGATACAATTTGCTCCTATTATAAAAATTTATGCGACTCAAAAACTTAAAAAAAGTAATATTACGAGAAGTGAATTTTATACCCTAATGAATAATTATCTAAATAAAAATGAAGATTATATTGATACCGTTATTGATTTAGAGTTAACAAGATTAAGAAATAAATTACCAAATATTATTGTCACTCCCGATAGAACAAGTGTTAAATCTGATCTACAGGGGGAACAAAGTAGATATGAGCTTTGGGACACATTTAAATCTATAAACGATAAGTTTATTTCGGGTAATGATTATAAAACAAAAACATTATTTGAAGATATATTATTATTTGATAGAGCAAGTAGGGATGTTGGTCAAAGAATCTATGCTGATATTTTTAAAGTAAAAGATTTAATAGAGTATGGTAAATATACTAACACCATGTTAGATATGGTTACCACAATTTTAACTGAAAATAATTTTACATATTTTACTTTACCGGCTTACGCTAATTTTTATAATGTGCAAGATGCAAGTAAAAACCCAACACCAAATCCCGAAGGAACTTTAGAGTTTGCTAATTCGTTATTTGGTACATTTTTAAGTTTGGACTATAGAGAAACAACTTCAAAGTTTTTATGTTTATATGCTAACAAACCTAGTGAACATTTAGCATTAAATGATAATGTGGATTATCGTTTTAGGGATGATGCGTTTGATTTAAGAAGGGCAAGTGACAATCCCTTACTTGATAATCTAAATGGAAAAACAGATTGGGATAAGTCAAATAAAGTCGTTGGTTTTAATGTGGACATAGGGCCTCAAAACCAACAAATATTCAAACAGTTTGACATTTCTCAAGATCCTGGTATGCCGACAACAGAGTCGTTGGAAGTATTAAATCAAATGGCAAACTTGAATCGTAATAGAAGTGAATCTACACAGAGTGTTTCATTATATAACCTTTATAGAAATAGAAGTTATAAGTGTAACATTGATATGTTAGGGAATGCAATGATTCAACCAATGATGTACTTTAATTTAAGAAACGTTCCTATGTTTAGTGGTCCTTATATGATTTTAAAGGTAACACATAGAATTAGTGAGAATGGTTTTGACACTGAATTTGAGGGTCAAAGACAACCATTTTATAGTATTCCCGCGATAGATAAATTTTTACAGTCATTAAACACTAAAATTTTAGAAACAATAAAAGAACAGATTGTAAAGGAAGAAACGGCGTTACTTGAATCTGAAGGTAATATTTTACAAGAACAAAGTGATATAATAAATAATACTGTTAATGGTAACGGATCATTAACTACTAATCAAAATTGTTCCGATAAATTGAATAGTTCTTATGTTAATTACACTAATGAAACTCCTGTTAAAACAACATTAACTTTAAAGAACGCTGTTGATATAATAAAAGTTGAAATGAATAACGCTAATATTACAACAGATAATCAAACGTTAATGTTAGCTTTTTTATTTTCTATAATGTATATTGATTCATATAAGTCCAACAAATTTGAAGCATATGGACATAATTACGGATCAATAAGATTGGATGTTTCTTATGGTGGAGCATCCGCAATTATGGAAAATAAATATTATTGTGTAAATCAAGGTACAACTCAAAATATACCTTTGGCGATTTTTATTAGCGATACTGCGTTTATTAGATTTGCTATAACTAAGTTCAAAGAGAAATTACCATACATAAAAAATCAACCATTAACAACTGAAGATGAACAAATAAAGGCGTTGGCTAAAACATTTATATTAAGATGGCCTATTAATCAACCTGATAATGTTTATGATAAAATGACAGAACAAGATAAAAAAACTGTTGAAAATAAATTTAGAGAGGCGTTTAATACTGTTAAATCAATATAGTATGAAAGTGTTTTTTTCGTTTTGTTAGATATTTATAATAAAAAAAACTATGAGCACAAAATTAATTTTAGATAATTATCTTGGTAAGAATACAAGAATGTCAGAAAAAGATGCGGGTAACGGATTTAAAGAGGTATGTGATTTAGATACCGGTGATTGTTATACTATAAGAATGAAAGATGGGTTAATTGAGCGTGTGGATAACACGATGAATACCAATAAAAAAATTCAAGTTGAAACTAAAA